ACTGAAACTGCTTGGTGGCATCAAGATTCCCCCGGACGGCGATGTAAAATATCTCGTTCAGGAGATGAATCAGTCTTCCACGCAGACGCTTGTGGACGATCTGTACGAAACCATTCTTACCATCTGCGCCGTTCCGTCACAGTCTATGAGCAAGCAGAGCGATTCGTCTAACAACGGAGCGGTTATTCTGAAGAACGGCTGGCAGAGTGCCGAAGCAAGAGCCAAAGATACCGAGCTGATGTTCAAGCAGAGCGAAAAGGTGTTCCTGAAACTTGTTCTGCGCATTTCTGATACGCTTGGCAAAATGCCGCTCAAGGTGAGCGATATTGAGATTCGCTTTACCCGTAGGAACTACGAAAACATCCAGAGCAAGGCCCAGGTGCTGTGCGAGATGCTTGCTTCCGACAAGATCCATCCGAAACTGGCGTTCTCTTCCTGCAATCTGTTCCCGGATGCCGAGCTGGCGTACACAATGTCCATGGAATACTGGGAAGAGCGCAAGAAGATGGCCCTTGAAGAACTGGCTTTCTACGAAGCAAACGAGAAAGAAGATCAAACGCAGTTAGGCACGGCGGCAGAGGAGAACGGATACGGAGGAGCAGACGCCGGTGGCTACTATGAGAACCGCTGATCTTCCCTTTGAGGAACTGAATAAGCTGATATATCAGTACGATTATTCGGACAAACTGCTGTATCAGCTTAAAAAGCGGATCGTGGAAGCCTTTGCCAACTGCAAACTGCGGATAAAAAGCACGTTCTTCAACAGCAAAAAGACGATTGCTTATGCTGCCAGGCTTTATTCCGGCTTGTGGCGCGACTGCAAAAATACGATGCTGCGGATAGCAAAGCACTACCGAAGCGAATGCGATGACGAATGGCTCTACCTGTTCCTGACGGATTACGATCCCGTGTGGAAAGTGATCTACGAAAACGAGCAGGACAGAAAAAGGGCGCGATTCGTTGAGGGAGTGCTGGCATCTGACAAAACGCCGGAAAAGAGCGAATACATTGATCGTGCGATGCGGGATTGGGCGCGGATGATAAGCAATATGGGCATAGAAGTCGTTGACAGAGCGATGATAGACAAGTTTAAGGATGACGGCGTGAAAAAAGTTATGTGGATCACAACGCCGGACGAACGAGCTTGCGAAGAATGCCTGGCTATGGATCGTAAAATATATGCCATTGACAGCGTACCCCCAAAACCGCATCCCAACTGCCGGTGTAGATTGTTGCCCATTAAATAGGGCTTCAAATAAGACAGGGAAGTCTATAAAACGCAAACGGAGAAAACCGGAAAATCAGTAAAAGTCAGGGAAGACTTAAATCGCAAAGGAGAAAATTATGAACATTGATCTTACAACCATCCCCGGATATGCCGAAATGTCAGCCGAAGAAAAGGTCAAGGCCCTTGAGGACTATACTTTTGACGTTCCGAAAAGCGATGCTGCTGAAGTTGATAAACTGAAGCAGGCCGTCAGCAAGGCGAATTCCGAAGCTGCTGAATGGAAGAGAAAGCACAATGCTCTTTTGTCTGACGATGAGAAAAAGCGTCAGGAAGCACAGGAAGCCTTTGAAAAGATGGAAACCGAGCTGAATGCCCTTCGCAAAGAAAAGGTCATAGCGGAACACAAAGCCAAATTCCTTTCCCTGGGGTATGACGAATCCCTTGCCACGGAAACGGCTTCGGCAATGGCTGATGGGGATATGACCAAGGTCTTCTGCAACATGGCTGCGTTTTTGGAAACCCACGACAAGGCCGTGCTGGCGCAGAGCCTGAAATCTACCCCTGTTCCTCCGGCTGGAACATCATCTGTTGACACGAAGTCCATTTATGCCAAGAAACTGGCAGAAGCCCAGAAGCGCGGCGATATGGCAAGCGTGGCTGCATATACTCGCATGATGTCCGAGGAGCAGAAATAAAACTACTATTATGAGGTGAACAAACATGGCAACGAATGAATCCTATGTTATGACATCGCACAATCTGCTGAACTACAGCGGAATGCTTTTCAACTTGGGAAACACGAAGACTCCGTTTTCCACTCTGATCGGCGGCAAATCCCGGAACACTGATTCCTGGAAATTTGCTACCTCCCTTACCTACACTACTGGCGGCGGCTTGTCGCAGCCTGCGATCACTGAAACGGCCAGCCTTACGGCCCCCAACCCGGAGTTCGTTACCAGAACCCAGAATGTGAACGTGTGCCAGATCTACCAGCGCGCCCTTGCGATTTCCTATGCCAAACTGTCCAGTATGGGGCAGCTCTCCGGCCTTAATATCGCCGGTGCGGAAGCCAATCCCGCCAACGAACTGGATTTCCAGGTGGCGAACACAATGGCTGCCATCGCCAACGACATTGAGTACACGTTCATCAATGGTGCGTACCAGGATGGCACTTACGATGATGTCGCCTACAAAACCAAGGGCATCATCGCTGCGATCTCCACGAACTCTGCTAGTGCGTCTTCCGCTGCTCTTGGCTACTGGCTGGTTGCCGAAGCCATTGAAAGCATCGCCACGCACAATGCTCCTACTGACAGTCTTGTGCTGATGTGCGCTCCGGTGCATATTATGCAGATCAATGCCGATGCGTCTGCGAACGGCCTTACCATCGTTCCGCAGTCCAGAGAGGTCAACGGTCTCAAGATTGATACCCTGATCACTCCGTTTGGCTCCGTGGGTCTGCTGCCCAACGCAAGAGTACCGGCTGGCACTGCCGTCATCGTGAACCCCACGGTGTGCGCTCCTGTGTATCTGGATGTTCCCGGCAAGGGCAATTTCTTCCTGGAGGAACTGGCGAAATCCGGCGCCGCCGACAAGTATCAGATCTACGGACAGATCGGCCTTGATTTCGGCTCCGAAAACTATCACGCCAAGATCACCAGCCTTGCTACCACGTTCACGGCTCCGACTTATCATCAGTCCGTGTACGTCGCTGGCGGTACGGTCACGACTACTACCTGATACCATGGGGGTGAGCGGATATGACCAATGACGAAAAAATCACTTATACCGCTACCCTTCTTGATCGGACTGTTGCGTCAGAACTCATTTCTGCCTACCTAGAAGCCGCTGCCGAGGGGATTCTCCGAAAGAGATACCCCTTCGGCTCAAGCGGCAAAGAAGTACCCGATCAGTATTCTCGTCTGCAATGCGAAATCGCTGCATATCTGATTAACAAGCGCGGAGCGGAGGGGCAGCTCTCTCATAACGAAAACGGAGTGAGCAGATCCTACGAAGCCAGCTATATTCCAAGTTCCATGTTAAAGTGGGTGCTGCCGTATTGCGAGGTGCTGTAAATGCGCGGTATGGTGCGAAACAAGCGATCTTTTTGGTACGCTCTGTACCAGGGAGTCGCAGATGTAACCGACAACAGCGGATATTTGACAGGCGAAAAAACAGTAACATATACAACCCCAGTAGAAGCCGAAGCAAACATATCAGCGGCTACCGGGATGGCATTTACAGATGTCTTCGGTACTGAAGCCGATTACGACAAAGTTATCGTGACATTTGATATGGACTGCCCCATTGACGAGCATTCCGTGCTGTATGTTGATGTTACGCCTGCCCAAGGAGTCGCCCCGGATTACATCGTCAAGCGCGTATCCAAGTCTTTGAACAGCATCTCAATCGCCATTGCGAAGGTGAGATAAATGCTGAATGTATCCGTATCCATGACCGGTTTAGACAAGATCATAGAAGATGTCCAGAAACGAAACAGCAAAACGGACGCAAAGCTTCGTACTCTGTGCGAAAAACTTGCCGAGATCGGCATCAGCTTTATGGAGCCGAGATTTCGCCTGGCATTCTATGACGGCGTAAATGACACGGAAGTAAATCAGCCGGAATGGGTAAGCGATACTGTTCTGGAAATTCCAGTAACCGGGCATTCGGTAGCATTTATTGAATTCGGTACTGGCGTACATTACCCAGATACTCATCCGAAAGCAGCAGAACTTGGAGCAATCAGAGGAGAGTTCGGTCAAAAGAAAGGCCGCCGGAATACCTGGAAGTATTACGGCGATCCGGGAACGCTTGGGTGGTACGGATCGGCGAAAGACAAGGCAAAAGGGTTGGTTTCAACCCATGGTAATCCGGCAAACCAAATTATGTACAGAGCGGCAGCAGAAATGCGCCAAAGAATACTGGAAATAGCAAGGAGTGTGTTTGCAGATGATTGATGTAGAAAGTCAGGTCTATACCAAGGTAGCAACCGCACTCCGTGCTGTATATGCGGATATCCTGGTAATGAGCAGAACGATTTTTGAACCGGCAGAATATCCGTGCGTCTGCATTGAGCAAACCGATAGTTTTGCAGTGCTGCAGACAAGAGATTCCGCTTCAAACGAGAACCACATGGAGATTGCTTACACGGTCAACGTGTATAGCATGAAAGAAAACACTGCAAAGTCTGAAGCAAAGGCCATTATGGCGATTGTGGATGACACGATGACGGCAATGGGGTTTACTCTTGCCGGGTGTGTTCCGGTGTCAATGGGCGAAGCGCAAAAATATAGGCTGACTGCCCGCTATCGGGCAATTGTCGGCAGAGACGAAACTATATATAGGAGTTGAGAAACCATGGCTATTAGCACTTATCAGGCTTACCTGATGAAGGGAAGCGGATCCGGCACGATTACCTATACCAAGCTGGTGGATGTGAAGACGTTCGGCGATTTGGGCGGCGAGCCGGAAAATTTAGAGACCACAACGCTCTCAAACGCATCCAGAACCTTCATCAAAGGGATTCAGGACCAGGAGAGCATACAGTTCACAGCCAATTATACGGCGTCTGATTTCGCCACGCTCTCTGCCCTGACGGCAGAAACCCCGTTCGCCGTGTGGTTTGGTGCGTCCTCTGCGAATCCCCCTGTTCCCGACGGGCATAACGGCAAGTTTTCCTTCAAAGGCGAGCTGTCCGTCTATGTCAACGGCGGTGGCGTCAACGAAGTGGTT